GCCTTTGCCATTTCCTGTTTCATTAAAGATTCATCGCGAACATCGCCTTTAATAAGTTTAAAACTATCTAAATAGCATAAATGATTTAGATTTTGCTTATATCTAAAATCATCTATAACAGTGACATCATAGTTATATGTTAATAATTGTTGTGTTAGAATAGAACCAATATAACCTGCCCCACCTGTAACCAATATTTTACGCATTATTAATTACCCCAACAATTTCATCTATTTCCTTAAATGTAAGTTCAGGATAGTTACCAATATAGAATCCATAGAAATGTACATGATCGGTATTTGGAAATTGTTCATAGTGCTTATCAGGTACAATATTACGAAGGTAAGGTTGCCTTAATTGATTACCTCCACCTGCACTTCCTCTTCTAAATTCTATACCATTTGCTCTCATGCTTAACATTAATCTTTTTACCAAATCATCATCTGGTTCATTAAGAATAAGATTGAAAGCATAATTACTACAACCATATAAATCAAAGTCTGTCTTATATTTCTTAGAATCTAATTTACTTAAAAAATAGAATAGATTTTCATTACGTTTTTTAATGTTTTCATCTAATCTTTTTAACTGAGATCTACCAATGATCCCACCTATTTCTGTACCTCGCATGTTGTAAGCAGGATATGCAAAAATAAAATCGGGATTTAAATCAGCATTCTTTTTCTTATAATCTTCTTTAAGTTCATAGTTAGTAGCTTCTCGCACCATACCATGAGATCTCAACATTCTTAGTTGCTGGTAAACTTCCTCATCTCTAGTGCAAACCATTCCACCTTCAATAGTGCTCATATGATGTGCATAGTAAAATGAAAAATTAGACATCCAACCCACAGAACCTAATTTTACAAACTTATCATAAAGCATTGCTCCATGCGATTCACAGACATCCTCAATTAAAGGAACATTGTATTGATTCAACCAGTATAGTAATTTATTGTCTAATCCATTAAAACCTTGAGCATATGTCATGAATACTGCTCTGGTATTTTTAGTAATAGCTTTTAAGATACCCTCAGTAGACATAGCAAGATTGTTTAAATTGATATCTACAAATACGGGTTTAAATCCACATTGAATAACAGATGCAATATCAGATACCCATGTAAAAGGTGGGACAATTACTTCTCCGCCCTCAGGATGTTTAATTTTAAGAATTGTCATTGACAGCAGATTAGCAGATGCACCAGAATTTACATAAACACTATATGGCACACCTAACCATTTAGACCACTCTTCTTCAAATAATCTAACGTTTGCCCCATGTGTCAGCATTGGATCATCTTTTTTCAGATGTTCAATCACTGCATCAAGGTCTTCTCGAATAATGTTATTTCTCATCAAAGGATATTTCATAATATACCTATTTTAAAATGATTTTACTGCCCCCGAAGTCGAACTTAAAAGGCACCCAAAATTTAATATTACTTAATGCTTGTCTTATTGATTCGTGTCTTTCAGGCGGGGCAATAAAATAGAAGAATCCTCCACCTCCCGCACCCATTAATTTTCCACCATATGCCCCATGTTTAATGCCTACACTGTATAAAGAATCCATCCATTCACTTGATACTCCCTCAGCTAATCTTTTTTTGAGGTTCCAAGATTTATCAAGTAACTTTCCTATACTGGAAATATTGGTATCATTGTTTAAAGTATATATAGCTTCATTAGTGATGTCTGTTATTTCTTGCAACTCTTTAACAGATTTGCCTTCTTTAATATTATCAATTTTCTTTTTCGCTTGTGTTTCTGATAATCTAGATATATTAGAATATCCTAACAGAATATGTTTTTCCAATTCTTGAGTAACATCATTGGATAGTTCTACTCGGTCAACTATCCAATGATTCTTTGGTCCCATACTTATGTCCAGTATGCCCCCATAGGCAGCTGCTATTTGATCTTGTATACCAACCGATTCATTTATTATTTCTTGTTCCAACCGAATTGCCGCTTCTGCTAATTCTTTTCTTGTGTATATTTTATCATCTAATGTAATTAGAGCCAATATAAGTCCTACCGTAAAGGTTGAGCTTGACCCTATGCCTGATCGAGCAGGCAAATCACCATCATAAACTATTTGTACTGGTTGATTACTATAATGTTTAATACATGCTTTAGCAGACGGATGTTTGATACTTTCAACATCAAGTGTTTTTTCAATTTCTGAATAGTTAACCAAATATTTGTAATCTACAAAAGAAGGTGTTTTTCTTAGAGAAATATAACTGTATCTGGCCATTGCAGCAGTTAACACCCTGCTTGGGTTATTTTCAAACCAAGCAGGATAATCTGTACCTCCACCAAACAACGACAATCTATATGGAGATCTACTTACTATCATCTAAATAAATTCTTTCCAGAGAACCAGTGGTGTAATGACTATAGATAGATTTCTTTTGTACTGGATCATCCTCCTCACTTGTTTTTACTTTAATAAACAAATCTTCGCCTATTCTAGGAATATAATCCATATACTCATGAGTTCTATCAGGGTGTACATCATGATCTCCTGCGAATACCGTAGTGTCTATTGATACTCTGGTTCCAGCATTTTCCATTCTTTTGGTTTTATGTATTAAAGCATAATCACTTAAATTCACTTGATTTTTAAATGGTCTACTTTCAATGTCGTCCTCATAATGCTGCATAACCCATTGCATTTCATTATAAGTTGCAGATGTATTTAAAAAACTATCACTAAATTCATTTTCGTTTTTTAACTTATAGAAATGTAGATAGTTTCTATCAGTATCACCAAATAAAGGTACATGACAATTCATTCCCCATGGTCCCTCAACCCATGCATCAGAATGAGGTAAAGCTGTATCTAGTCCCCGTCCAATATTATCTTCTAATTCCTTAGCATATTTTATTCTAATATTTGGAGTCAATCTAAATTTTTTCAAAAGACTTGGATCATTTTTAGTCATCTCTCTAATAATTTCACACCAAGCACGAATAAAGGTATTATACTCCAAAGCATATTCTTTTTTAGGTACAACCCCACCATTGGGTGTTACATTGGTTCTATTGTTTCTATTTAGATTAAGTTTTGCTATAAAAGCTAATTCATTATGATTAAAATCGAAGTGTAATGCTTTGGCAATATAGTTGCCCACAGCAAATCTCAAATCAAATAATAAATGATCCGGAATCTTCCAAGTTAAAAACAAATCATTTATCTTACTCATTTCCCATTTAGTGGAAATGGTATTAATTCTATTCTTGCGATAAGGTAGACTTGATTCTTTCAATTATATTCTCTTTGTTAGGTGGCAAATTATCAACCTGTTTATAGAATCCAGCAGTTTTATCTTCAAGACCCATTACCTGCATACGAGCACCAGTAACAGAACTTAGGTCAAATGCTAGAGATTTTGCTATACCATTAGTATAATCATCATCCAAAACTATACCACCATATTTAGATTCAGATAAAGAATCTAAAGCTAGTATGTTTGGCTTAAATGGTTTTATTTCTACTACATGATGTACAGCTACTCGTATACCTTCTTGCAATAATTCTTCAGCTGCTTCCATTGCAGCAAATCTGGTAATGGAAACTGGAAACAAAGTAACGTGAGGTTCCCTTACTACAATATCCGGAAGTTCTTTAGTATTGCCATATGCTCCTCGATGCTCGGATACATAATAAACATCATTGTCCTGCATAAACTTACTATACACATCTTCATATTCTTTAGGAGTCATAGGTGAGAATATTTTTATACCGGGCATTCTATAATAAATGGAATGATGTGATGACCCAGCTACAGGTCCTATACCTCCCTCCATAGCTATAGATCTAATAAACATAGGGCATGGTCTTTTCCAAAGCTCTTTAGATTTAGCAGCATAGTTAATTACTATTGGAGCATTGAACCAATTAAATCCCTGATATCTTATAATATACATAGGTCTTTTACCTGCCAAGGCAGCACCCACAGCGAATCCTCCACCTGCTACGTCTGCCATAGACAACTCTACCATTCCATCTTCTTCATATAATTCTGGTAATGTGCCACCTACCCAACCAACAGCAGTCAGGCATTGTCCCATAGCAATACCATTATTTTCTTTTAGATGTTTTCTTACTGTTTCTTTTATTACGTCTCTAAGAGAGCTTGATTCCATAAAATTCTCACAAGATTTCTATTATTGGTGTCGGACTGTGTCGCATATGCTTTGTCTAATTTATTTCCTACTGCAATATGTCTATCAAAAATATCTGGATCATCTATACCTGCTCCAGCATGCCAAAACATTCTATTAGTTTTTACATTTAATAAAATAGGTTTGGTAAATACTCCATCAAGTGCTGCTACTATTTCTTCTGGATCATCGTTGATATTTAAAGCAGTCATACCAAATCCTTTTGCTACCTCATCCATTTCCCACGATCGTCTTACTTTCTTTTCAGTAAGAATACTAAGGTTATTATCCTCAACGACAAATAGAATAGGCAAATTTTTTGTAGCCGCCCAACCAATGGCTGCTAAAAAATAATCTTCTTCTGCAGCAGCATCACCCGTGAATACAATAGTAGGTTTTTTATTTGCATAGCACATGCCGACAGCAATGGGTCCATGAGAACCCATTAAACCATCATGTCCATAGATGTTAGCAGGTATGGATTGTATAGATGCTGATCCTCCCATACCATAAGCACATCCATTTGGTTTACCTAATAGTTCATCAATTAGATGACGTGTATCTCCACCAAACGATAGATAAGAAGAATGCCCTCGATGTTGAATGAAAACTTGTCTATTTAGTATTTGTTTTTCATTCAAGTAGGAGGCAATAGTGGCGGGAATATATTCCTGGCCTGCTGATAGATATACTGGGATTTTTATATTTTTTTGTTGAATTTGACTGTATACTTCTTTTTCAAATTCACGACAAAAAGATGCTTTGTTATAAATTGTCTCAAATAACATGATTTGTCAAAAATCCATTAGTTTTCACCATATTAATAGCAGTTTTCATCCAAATGCCCATGTGATCATAATGAGGGGAAGTAATTAAGTTATGATCTATTACCACAGGTTCATTAACATATTCTGCTCCTGCATTATTTATATCATCTTTTATACTATAATATCCACTCACTCGCCTACCTCTGACGGCATTCGCTGAAATTAGTAATTGTGCACCGTGGCAAGTTGATGCGATAAACTTATTTCGTTTATTCCATTCCGCAATGAAATCTATTACATGTTTTTCTTGCCTCAATTTTTCTAATGATTTAACTCCGCCAGGCAATACCAATAAATGATAAGTGTTTAAGAAATGTTCAGCTTGGCTTTCCTCATTAGATAAATTCATAAGCATATTAAGATGGACATGGGATGTCATGTTAACTCCCATAATGCCATGAAATCTTCCTAATACATTCGCAGCAATCTTTACTGTTTCTGTTTCTTCTTTTAGTCTGTAGTAAGGATATACTACTTCCTGATCTTGGAAATTTTCCCAAGTAATAATTAGAGCATTCATTTTAATCTCCGAGCAACTTTCTTTTCAATTTAATCTTAGTTGTGTTTTCCAAGTTTTCTCTTGCATGTTTTCCAAACTTAGTTTCAAGTAAAGTAAGATAAGATCCATCAGTATTGTACTTGTTCCAAGCATAATCTCTAAATCTAAGAATCTCCGCAGCACTTAGATTTTCATTTGCCATATTTAATGTTTCATATGCGTGTTGACTATACCCAACATATTCTTTAGGTAATTCTACATTCTGTTTAACTGCTTGTCTATATAAAGGACTTCCAGGATAAGCCATTGCAGAATAAAAGTTAACCATTTCTGTTTTATTTTCCAAAGCAAATGCTAAAGTATTAGCCATAGATTCATGTGTATCATTGGGCAATCCAAAGATATAATTGCCTCCTACATTTATACCTGCTCCACGAATCATTTGCATAAGATCTAAAATCTTTACATCTTTAAACCCATCTTTGTGTATTTCTTTTCTAATAACAGTATCAGGATTTTCTATACCCAAACCCAACCAATTAACACCTGCTTTCTTTAATGCGTCTAAATATTTTGTTTTACAAGTATCTACTCTGGAATATGCCCAGATATTAAAATCATATCCTCTTTCTGCTATCATCTCACAAATTCTTAGGAAGTGATTAGGATTAAGCACAAAAAGTTCATCCGCTATCTTTACATTACGTACACCCATTTTGGCAAAATAATCAAACTGATTTATAATAAATTCAGGTGACCAATATCTAAAGTAATTACTATCAGCACTCGTAATGTCCTCACCTGGGTCTGTTCTGTTGATAATGTTGATCATACAAAAAGAACATCTATACGGGCAACCCAAGCTTGTATATAATGCAGCAAAGGGTGCATTTTCACTATTATTAGACCAAGAATGCCAACCAGCAGTTCTATATTTACTAATATCTGGTAATAAATCCCAAGCCATACCAGGTAAATCTGTTTCTAATTTGTCCTTAGGAACTATTGGAGAGGAAGGATTCACATAGATAAAATCACTTTCCCTTGATCTAAAAGTGAGACCATTTACTTTTTTCAAATAAAAATTTTCACTTAAATCAGTAACTTGTACTAAATCTCTAATAGTATAAACACCTTCATTTTGACATACTGCATCTATATATTTTTCTCGCATCAGAGTTTCTACAGGCAATGCAGCAACATGACCACCTACAAATAGAATAAAACTATTATGTGATTCTTCTCTAAGTAATCTGGCAGTGGCAGTAGCACCTTCCATATTCTGCGAAGATGCACTTGGTTGTTGTCCATAAACAACAAAACAAACAATTCTGGCTTTATATTCTTTTATTCTTTTTACGGATTCAATATAATTAAGTTGTTCTGCCTCAGTATCAAGTATAGCTACAGAATTGCCTTGTGCTCTCACAGAATTAGCAAGCATTGCTGCCCAAATAGGTGGTTCTATAGCAGCATTCTTAGAGGCAAGCCCTTGATAAATTTTTGAAGAAGCATTAGGATGTACGAATAGAATATCAATCATTATAACTATCCCAATTAAAAATATTAGAACTATCTATGACAGTGATATTTTGTAGATGGGATACTTCACTTCTTATTTTTACATCATCGTCATAGAAAATAACAGGAGTTTGAAACTGATTAAGATGAACAGCTTTACTTTTAGTTTTATATTGTAGAATTTTTATGTTATTGAAGTATTCCCATATACCAAACATTTTTAATAATTCTAATGAGGGTTGATACTCGTCAGAGAAATCATGATGTCTTGCGTTAGAGATAAATCCTATTTGGTGTTTTGCATCATATAGTTTTTTAATAAAACTTCTTACACCTTTTCTTAAAGTACAATATGAATACACATCATCTAAAATTTTATCCTCATTAATTTTTACAAAAGGAAATATCATTTGTTTAGCCCAAATAGAATTACCATGTCTATCTTGGGTATCCCAAAGTGTTTTGTCTAGGTCAAATATATGAATCATTGTTTTATATGAATTAGTGTTGTAGTAGGTAAAAGGATAAATGAATTGGACAATGTATTCAATGACTCACCATCTATAGTATCACCAGGATAAACTAATTGATCGTTTTTATCAGTTACAATACCACCCTCGGTGACTATCATTAAATCTTTCTCATCAAATAATTTAATTCTCTCATCTGCAATAAAATGATTAAATGTTATATTCTTATGGTGTTGAACACTATTAAATGTGGGGTCGTTAATCCAAAGTTCTTCAGTTGTTTTAAGGGTAAAATGTTCCTGTGTCTCATACCCTTTATTTTCTCTACCATATGAGTCTTTTAATCTAACAAGGTCATGTTTATCTTCAGGTGTTTCTACTTCCAAAAGAAACGTATCATCAGTTAGCGCAGTAGTTGAATGAAAGCGACTTCTAAAAATACCTATTTTATCCAGTGCCTTGATAAAAGTACTACTTCTCATAAAAGAAACATTAACCGCACCATTCAACACTATCAAGCTAGTATGTTTTTTAGGATGACAATGTAAAGATGTAGATCTATTCTTTACTATATGCAAAAACCATATAGCCAAATTTTTATTTTTATAACAGAGATATTCGTACCCCCAAGGTTTTTTCACAACCACATTATCTAGATTATCTATCATTTCAATACCACTAAAGGCACTTCCTTAATTTTATATTCATTAGCAGACATAAAGAATGGAACAAATCTTTCGTTTAGAAATCCGGGGTATCTCCAAGGGAATTCCTCAGCAACTGTACCAGGCAAAGGATAATTGTCTTTAGAATTTGTCCAAATATAATTCATAATATTAAAGTATTGATCTACTAATTTTTTGAATATACTTTGTTTAGCTATGTAGGCACCCTCATAATTTATAGGGCTAGCTTCACTGAACCAAGACATTTTAGAACTGTATTCCGGATAAAGAGTATTAATTGCTTCTAAAAACAAGAACCAAAATTTTGTATCTTGGTGCTGGCAATATTGAGTGTCTATTCTCCAACCATGATTCACGAATTTATTGGTAATAATATCATAATGTTGAAAATATTCTAAAGCAATATCTTTAATTCTTTCTGATGATAACTCATTGCATGCTTCTTGACTAGGAGATGTTATAATTTTATCCTCATTTCCACCATCTATTTTTAAATATCTTCTATATGATGTTACTCCAAGATAATCTGCACTTGCATATTTCAACACATAATAATCAGTTGATTGTTGTCCTATTGCTTTAAGAAAATCTATATCACTTATATTTTGATAATGATGTTTATAATTAAAGATGCTGTCTTCTTGAATTACATTTATATACTGTCCATCCTCAGGTGTTGGTTCCCAGGTATCACCTTTCACATAGGTCGCTTTTAACCAAGAAGAATTGTGATTAAAAGGAAAACTTCTGTGAAAATGGCTGAACATTAACAGACTCATTACTTACCCTGTCCCCTGTATTTCTTATGTCGTCTTTTAACATGTTTATTCATAGTGGCAGTTTTACTACCATTCTGACGTGTTCTTTTCACTACACTTTCATGCTTCTTGTCTGCCATCTAACATCTCCTTGATATCTGGATCGGTTCCCTGATTATTAATCCCTTGCTTATACGATTCATCTGTGCGTCTTTTATCAGAACTAGTTATTGTTCTTGTACCGCATTCGTCACATATAGAATAAAAGAACTTGTGAATAACTGGACCACCAACCCATTTATAATTAGTTTCTTTTATTTCAAAGAAAGCCCGTAGTTTATCAGCACAGATAACAGGATCACACTTGGGAAGGTTAGTACTTGGATCAATGTACACTACGGGACTGGGTTTTTTATACTGTTTCATCTTGCAATTTGAATGCCACTACCGAAGATTGAATTGTATTGATTATAAAGTTCTTCTACAGGTTCACTTTCCCAAATGATATGCTCTGCATTTAATTCTAAACGATTATTTTTTGAATAAGGTGAGTATGGAATTAATGCCATTGCTGCCTTATTAGGATCAGTTCTTGAAGGTACCATTTGAAGAATTGCTGGTTCACGAATAGCATAATCTTCGTTAACGTCACCCATGATTTCTTCACCTGTGGTCAATTTTATAATCTTAATCATATAAGTCCTTAAAAGTGTAGGGGCACTTGTGTGCCCCTTTTTATTATGTACGATTCTTGACGTATTCTTGAATCTGTTTATCTACTCTCATACGTCTACCTTCACCGATACTTTCTAGAATTTGCCATATTTTTTTAAATACGCTCATAATAGACCTCTTGATTTTAGAATTTTCTCTCTATAATCGAAGTCTGCGCGATCTATGCTTTTGGAGAGATACAACTCAGCATAGTTAGGCACTGCAAAAAATCTTACCAACCAATTACGAATCCGCGCGAACTGCTGCTGGATCTTAAATGTTTGGTTCATCTCTAGTGTTTTTCTCAGTCAAAAGTGTTTTCTTAGTTGTTTTAGTTTCAGAATCTTTTACTTCAATTTTTTTTGGTTTTTTGTGTTCGGGAATAATTTTTTCCAAAGCAATTTTAAGCATACCATTAATCATAGATGCATCATTAATTTCAATAGTGTCATCTAAAAAGAATGTACGAGTAAATGCTCTGTTAGCAATTCCTTTGAACAGAAAATTGTCATTGTCGTCAGATGTACGACCAGATACAATTAACTTATTTTCTTCAAATGTGATTTCTACATCATTACGACTGAATCCTGCAATAGCAAGTTCAATAACATACTTGTTATCTTCTACCTTGCGAATATTATATGGAGGATAGTTAGGAATATTTTTGGTCACATCGTCATGAAATTTCAACATGCGATTATAGGTGTCATCGAAACCTACAAACAATTTGTCAAAATCTTTAAACATATCATACGGTCCGTTTTTCAGAAGTAGTGTCATTTAAGTTCTCCTTTTAAGCGAGATTAAGATTACCAACCCAAATGGCGTTGGTACCAGTGTATATTTTACTAGCCTTCGCTGGCATGCTAGTCCCATCCCGGGGATATAATTATTTATTACACAGACTGCTTTTTCTTACCAATATTATACTTAGTTTGTAAATCCCAGTCATCCTTTTCTTTAAAAGAAATGACTTTGATCTGCGATAAAGGTGCCATATCCATGAATTTATTGGAATCAACTATCTTGACTAGGCCCCAATCCACAAGCAATTTTGCTATAGTATTTCTTCTTTGAAGATCATTGTCAGTAAGATCTGCTTGTTTTCCATCAAGAGCAAATAGTTCTTTAAAATGCACAATAAAATACCTACCCTGCTTATGTAGAATATGGCAAGATTGATAAAGAACTTTGTCTTTTCTGGAAGCTACGCCAATTCTGGTAAGAGTTTCCCTGACCTTTAAAAAATCGTCAGGTTGTAATAGATTGATTTCCAAAGGAATATATCCCGGAAAATCAATTTTGAAGAATTCCTCAGACATCTCTTCCACCTTTATATAGTTTTGTTCTTAAATAATCTATTTTGGATTCGTCTAGAAGAGGAAGTACTTGGCGGGCCTTTACTGTGCTATATCCATAGTATTCCTTAATTACTTCTAACGCATCAATTTTTTCAGGCTTTATCCATTTATTAAATCTTTTTTTAGGCCTAATGATATTTATTAAGAACGAAAACTGAAGAGCCTTTGGAATATGGGGTCTTGAGTTCATCTCATTCGCAGGAATAACTGTATCAGATCCATATGACAATCCACGATTTACAATATAAGGATTGTATTGTTTCTCAGACCAGTCATCTACAATTAAATTTTCCTTACTATAATGAATTGAATTGATAAAATCAAACGGGGAAATTTTAGGAGCATCATAAGATTCTTCCACATAAGTTATTGATGGCTCACCGAATAACTTATTATCAGATATACTTTGTGTAACAGTTCTAGTGGGTTTATAGGATTTAGGTTTCATAATATAAAATCTGGATTTTCTTTCACAAGAGCAACGATTGCCTGAGCAAGATAAACAACCTGCTCCTCAGATAACTTGATGTTATATGATTTATCTAAAATATGAATAATTTCATGTATAACTGCAATATGCTGGGTCGCATCCGTTGCGTTTTTATTTATTCTAATTTTTTGCGCATTAAAATCTGCTGTACCAAGTAACCCATTCAATTCTTCTGAGGATACATATTGAACATCATAATCAATACCTGCAATTCGTAATTTCATAAAATTCTACTGTATTTTTTAACGCCACGGTTTTCCCCCATACCAGGTCACAACAGAATACCTATTACCAACAATGACAGGTTCAACACAATGCATCGTAAATGTAGGAAAAACTATAACGTCCCCGGGAGCGTAGTCCACATAAAATTTATCTCTATTAGTTAACAAGTAAAACTCCCCTCCAACAAAATCCTTATTTAGAAATCCAAGTATAGTTAATTTGTAAATAAAATCATCTTTATAGTTCGAGATAAAGTCTTGATGCAAATCATACTTACCACCTTTGGTGTATCGTATTACTTCTAATTGTTTGATATCATCTAGATCAAAATTAAAGTATAGATTTGCATCATCACCGCATTTCTTAAGCAATTGTCCTATATTTGAACGTGGATCTAATCTATTGACCATAGCATTTCTATAGTTATCAACTATTGTTTCTCCTTCTCGTTGATCTAAAGATATGCCTGCTATTTTAAAATCATCATAACTTAGGCATTCGTCAATTAAACTCTGAGGAATAATATTTTTAAAATACCAATAGATGAATCTTTCACTCATTTGAATTCAACTGATGCCATTATTTCTGTAAGGCATGCTACTAGATTAATTTCCTGATCTGCACAAAATGCACTCTTATACTGATAATCTGCTAGAATAAGAATCAGTTGTGGTACTTGTACAACTTGATCTGTCAGCGTATCATATATTTTTCTTAGAATAGTACTGGGATCATTATCAAGATTATTGACAACCCAAGTACGCATGCGTTTCCAATCCTTCTCTTTAAGAGCAACCGTGAGCTCTTGTAGATTTACTTCACCTACACTAACTAGAATACCTTCATCTATTTTACCTGATACAGAATAACGCTGCAATTCATTTAGAATACGACGATAATCTGGAAAATATTTTTCAATGACCTTAGCTAGTACTTTAGAATCAAAACCGATCTGCTCAAGAGCGAGTATATCAGACGCACGCTTAAAAAATCTAGCAGCAATCTTTGGTTTTTCTTCTTTGGGTAATTTGAATTCAATAACAGTGCATCTAGAATGCAAGGGAGGAATAATTCTATTTTTAAAGTTACAAGTAAAAATGAATCTACAATTAGATGAAAATTCTTCTATGAACGCCCTAAGAGCAGGTTGTGTCGAATTAGGGTTAAGATAATCTGCCTCATCTAAAATAACAACTTTAGTCTTACCACTAAAAGATACTGTGGAAGCGAACTGTTTAATTTTTGTACGAAGAACATCGATACCGGATTCTTCTGAACCATTTATAACAATATAATCTGTTTCTAATTCTTCACACAATGCTCTGGCTACAGTGGTCTTGCCTACGCCAGCAGAACCACATAGTAGCATATTCTGAATCTCACCTTTACCAATCATCTCCTCAAATATTTTTTTCTGATCTGCAGGGAGAATACAATCACTTAACTTTCTCGGGCGATACCGCTCAACCCAAAGAAATTGATCTTCACGAATTTCCATAACCACTCCATAATATAACTACTCAGACTTTTCACCCCAGAACTTTTTCTTATTTAGAA